CTTTAGCTCTAAAAGGATAACCATTTACTATATCAAACCCGGGTTGCTCTAATGTTGCACCATAAGTTAATTGTTGCCATATATCATTTTGTAGTAAAGCATCCACGGAGTACATTGCTTTATCATATTCTTTTCTTGTAAAAACAAATTGATTACTTCCTACCTCTTTTACTTTATCTTTATATTTTTTAGTAACCGCTGATTGTACTTCTACTATGTGGCATAGTGATTCTAATTTATCAGGCTCTAAAGCTGCTAAATGTATTAATCTACCCATTTTAAAAGCTGAAGAATCTGAAGAGAAATTTAAACTTCTCGCGTAGCTTTTAGGCGAGTCTAACAAATATTTAATAGCTGAGGAACTTAAAGCGTATTTACCTAACTCACCATAGTAAAAAGTATCATTATACATCTTACTTAATAACTCACTTTTATCATACAATTGACCGTTTAAAAGTTTGATAGTTTCTTTTCTTTTACTTTTTTTATATATACTTTTTAATTCTGCTACTGTTATGTAACAAGAATCATTGCCGTGAAAAGATGGATTTATACACACGTTTAGTTGATGTATCTCGTCAGGTGATCTAAAAATATACTCATCATCTTTTATTCTAATTGTTACACCGTTTTTAGCCCATTCGCTAAAAGCTATTTTTGGTGTTTTAAATGTTATGTGTTTCCATGATGGTTTTTTAGATACTATTCTCATATTTAATTTTTTACAAATGTATTATTAATTATTTTACCCTCTCTATTTTTTATTTCATTATAAGCTGATTCTATTGCTTCTTCTATTGTAAAGCCACTAAAATAACTTAATGATGTTAAAACAACAACCATATCTCCTATAGCGTCCTTTATCTCTTCTTTATTATTTGTTAGTATTGCTTCAGCTAATTCTCCTGACTCTTCTTGTAACTTTATATACTGTGTTTTAGTATCACCGTGTTGTAGTATTTTTTTGTGTCTTGCCCATTGGCGTATTAATTCAAACATTGTTGTTATTTAAAAAGTTATTATATAAGTGTAAGTTGTGTGCAAAGTGGTAATATGTTCCCACCTTTTTATTTATTTTCTCTGCTATTAATTGTTGAAGTTTACTAAAACAATACTGATCGTTGCAGAAGCCATACCATAAGTCATTAGATCTCATTAGCACAGACATATTTAATTTATTGTTTAGTATATAAAACTGTATTGCGTAAGTACAAGGAGTGTCTTTAATATAAGAACTATGCTCCTTACAGTCATATATACTTATCGCGGCGTGTCTTGTGTCGTTGTTTTGTTTTAGTTTGTTTACTATATAATCTATTTGGTTTTCACGTTGCCATTGCCAACCATAATTAGAATTAACATTACCTTTTTCATCTGCCATTAATTTCCATATCTTAGGGACTTTACCATATAACTGATCTAATTTATTTATATTACGATCACCTGATAAATACCATTGCCACTCTGCTTCCGCGTAATCATATTTCCAATTACGTTCTTTGTTTTTTATACTATTTTGTAAAGGATTTTTAATTGTAAAACCTACATTGAATAAAGCTTTAGTGTTAGAATATTCTAAACCTTTTGTGTTTATTAGCTTATAATAATATGTAAACACCTCTTCAGCGTTTTTAAATATTGTTTTCATTGTAATCATTTAATCCTGCTAAATAAGCAATAGCATCTAACAAATTATCTTCTTTATGTTTATACATTTGTCTTGATAGCTTTAAAGCTGTCATACAAATATACATATCTTGTGTTGTTATGTTTTTCTTTAATATTGTTGAAGCTATACCTGCTGCGTGATCCATGCTTTCTGAAAAAGGACCATACATACGTTTTTTTTCTTCTTTTCTTTTAAACACTATATCGTTTGCTTTAAGCAAAATATTATTATTATCCATTTTGATTCGTATTTAGTTTGTAAATAAAATATACAACAATATTAGTATTATACCCAAATAACTAATAGCTGTTGCTTTTATTTTGTTTTCGTAGTTTCTCATTTTCTTGTTCTGATCTTCTTGCTCTTTCAATTGCTCTGTTTTTAGTTTGTCTAAATTCTAATAATGATTTTTTGTATAGGCGTATGTTGTTGGAATACTCTTGAAAGTAAAACACAATCCTAATTAAAGATTCTGACATCTTCTCTAAATTCTCTGACTTTTTCTTGTTTAGTTGTTTCTGAACAATAGAAGTCAAGAAGTTTAGGTCTGACCAAATCTCTAAGTCTTTAAGGTTGTCTATTTTTTTATCCACAGTAATCTTTAGTCCAACATTCAAAAGTCTCGTTCCATACCATTGGCTTCCAATTAGGATCAATCTCTGATCTCCATTTAAAAGTACCTGTTATTACACAGTCGTCTAAGATTACTAATTCGTCTATTAATGTTTTCATATTATTTATAGCTTTTTTGTGTTTGTTTTGTTTTAACTCTGTTGCCTGTTGCATCAAACTTAACCTCGTCTTTGTTAAGCATATTACCTTCTAAATCAAAAATTGTATATCCTTGTTTTATTAAGAGCTTGATTGCTTTCAGCTGTTCTTTTACTCTTTCTTGAATCCTATAGGTTTCAAATATTTCGTTGCTTATTGGCATAATATATTTTTTAAAAGGCTTAAACAAGTGCTTCGGTAAAAACCTGCGTAGCATTTAATTTAAAAGCTCCTATACTGTTAATGCTTACCTTTTTTATTATTTAAAGCTAATATACTAAACATTTGTTAATAAAAAAAGTTTTTATACTAATTTATTTAAATCTTTTATCCACATCCTATATATAGATCCGTTGCAGGTACAAGGTCTTTTAAAAGTATGCTTATAGTATTTAGCGTGTAAATTACAAACAAGATCAATTTGCTCGCTATCTAACTCGTGTTGTTTAGGTCTGTTAGTAAATTCTAACCATTTTTTTAAATCTTCTTCTACCATAACTTTACTTTATTTGCTTTGTCTTTTCGTTTATCACAACCACAATCATCTCCCCATATCTTTTTTACCACCCATTTGAGCCCTGTATAGGTTGTTATCTTTTCTATTAAATCTCCTAATCCCATTCTATATTTTCTTTAATTATTTTTTTTACGTTTCTATAAGTATTATATAAAGAAGCATAAGATATGTTTGTTTTTCTTGATAATTCCGCTATTGTTACTCCATTAGAAATTATTTCGAAAACTTTTCGATCATACCAATAAATTTTATTTAAAACATTACTTAATTCTTGCATTTTCTTAGACACATCTATTTCTTTTTTTTCTTCTTCTTCTATTATTATATATTTATTTAAAGCATCTATATCTACTTTTTTTATTTTTTTATTTTTTCTTAACAAATCTCCGTATAATGTTTTTAAAGTTTTATATACATAAAAATAATTTATGTCATCTCCATAACTTATATCAAGACCGTTTTTTATTAATTTATTAATTTTTATATAAGCTTCTTGTACTATGTCTGGAGCAATATTTGGATCACAACCAAAAGAGATTACTGTGCTAATCCAAACTTTATGTTTTTTAGCTATTTTTTCAAGTGTTGTCAATAGTTAGTTGTTTTTTAGTTCTATATTTAATTAAATTTTTACCTGCTATTTCAAAACCAACATTGTTTAATATAGACTTAAATAATATTGGTTGCTCGTGGCTTGTAGGTTTATATCCTAAACTCATCTCTTTCACTTTTGCTACAAAAAGCCTTGTATACATCCAAGAATCAGGACTTGCAATATAACGATGCACTATAAGAAAATCATCACATCTATTTCCATTTACAGCGCCTCCTTCTGAATCACCTATACTCGGAGGAGGGGTCATACCTCCAAATTCATGTGTCGTGTTATGTTTTCTTCTAAGGCTTTCTGTTACAGCATGCGCACATATCCAAGTAGATATATTATGTTTTTTACAGAATATCCGTATTTCAGTTAAACATTCATAAGAATATTCATAACCATTTGTATTTCTTAAATCTTTTCTTAATGAATTTATAGGATCTATTAAAAAACCATCATAATTCCACGCTTCTTTTATTTTAGTAGCAAGTTTCCTCCT